CATTAGCAGCAATAGTAAAATCAGTACCAGCGCCAACAATAGGTGTTTTGTTAAGCTCACGATAAACATTTCCTACAAGTGTGCCTTGGTTTACACTACCATTAAGGTAGTAACTAACACTAGAGCCACCACCGCTACTAGTTGGGAAGTCTGCTAATTGACCATCGCCACGAATGTATTGTGAAGCAGTACCAGCGCCACCAATAGCAATTGTTCCACTAGTTGTGATTGGCGAACCCGTAACGGTAAATGCAGATGGTGCGGTAAGAGCAACGCTAGTTACTGTTCCTCCACTTGATGGAGACGTATTGGTAATTGTAAAGTTTGGATAGGTTCCACTTACAGAGATACCAGTTCCAGGAGACAGAGCGACGACTTGGTCAGGTGCGCTGTTAGTTACCGTGAGTGAATCTGTTGTATCGTTCGTAGCCAGAGATATACCAGTACCAGCTACAAAGCTTAGCGTATCGTTATTACTGTCGGCTACAATAGTGTTCTGACCAGCAACAGCTATATTCTTAAATATATTCTGAGAAGAACCAGGGTCTGTGTTGGATATGGTTATATCATTACCGAGTGTTATGGCAGATATTCCACTACCAGGCTTGACAGTAAACGTATCGTTGTTTGTTGACGCTACTATAGTAGTCTGTCCAGGTACTGCAATGTTCTTAAAGATGTTCTGTGAAGAACCTCTATCGTTATTCGTTACTGTAATAGAACCACTACTAGTGATTGGTCCTCCCGCTACAGTGATTCCAGTTCCTGCTGTGAGGTTAACAGAAGTTACAGTCCCTACATATTGGTCGTTAGACGTTACAGTAAAGTTGGGATACGTTCCAGTTACTACAGAAGTCCCGGCTCCAGTAATAGAGACAACCTGGTCTGGAGCACTATTGGTAATCGTAAAATTAGGATACGTGCCAGATGTTGATATTCCAGTGCCAGCATTTAATACAACTACCTGGTCAGGCGCAGTATTAGTAACAGTAATGGATCCACTAGTTGTAATAGGGCCTCCACTCACGCTGATTCCAGTACTAGCAGTCAAGTTTACTGACGTAACCGTACCGCTGTATTGGTCGGTAGCCGCAATAGTAAAGCTTGGATATGTGCCAGTGATTGTTACGTTAGAACCTGCAGTCAGTGAGACAACCTGGTCTGGAGCACTGTTGGTAATAGTCAGCGTATCTGTAGTAGCATTGGTAGTTAATGAAATACCAGTACCAGAAGCAATGTTAAGAGTGTCCTGATTTGTTTCTGCTACAATGCTTGGCTGTCCAGTTACAGCAATTGTACTAAATGCTAACGTAGAAGCAATAGTGGAAATGGGCACGTTCTGCCATCTTCCATTTGCAGACACATACGTAAGAACATCGTTATTAACTAATGTACCAAACTGAACTTGATTATTCTCTGATAGAGTAGAACCAGTAGTTACCCTTATTGCTAACATCCCTACAGCGTTAGCGTGTACGACGAACGCAATTGGGAGCTTTAAGTTTGGAGCAGCTGGTTCAGTAGCGGTTAATGTACCTGGAGTTGTCGGGTTACACCATAATACTTGCCCAGCCGTATATGCAGATGTGTTAAACTGTCTAAGGTTTCCCTTTGCTAGAACATATCCATCAGCATCATCAGCTATCTCTTCTGACGTTATACCGAGTAAGTATTTCGCTGCGACAGACCCGTTAGCAACCATAGGAGAAACAAGTATTCTTCCAGATGCTCCAACAGTGCCAACAGCCATAACAGCAGTGCCTCTTGGTATAGCAGAACCACTTTCGTTTCTGACATACCACATATCATCCTGACCTACTTTCAAGACGACATTATTGTTCAATCCTAAATCCGATGTTGAGTTGTCTAAATTCCAAGAGAATCTTCCAACTTCAGTAGCGCCAGTATAAGAAGTATAAAGGTCTACCCAAGGAGTTAATACACCACCTACAGATATAGTGTTTACCGTCGTGTTACCACGTGTAGTCACCATATCCAGAGTGTCCTCTGATATTGGGTTTAGGTCCTGAAAGCTGAATGATATTTCGGAACCATCTCTTCTTGTTAGCGTAATTGTCTTTGTTTCGTATCCTGTTACGGCACCTGATATAATTGTTTCTCTATAAGCCTCATCCCATTGGACAGCATTACCTGACGTGCTAGTGATGTTTAAGTCACCACGAATCTTTGCTAATAGCGTATAGTAGGTTATCTCCTGAGTTTTCTTCAGAGAAGGGCTAAATACTGAGAATTGGTCAGCAGGATTAATTCTATATACGTCTATCAGTCCCATTACTTAATAGTTTTGTCAATGACTTTAGAAGCACCAATAACTAGAACTAATGCAAGAACAATCTGCCAGAACAGGCTATTGAATCTACTCTTATCTGACCTTATGATGGTCCTATACTGTGTAATCTTCCTATAGATACGATACGGCTTTACTTCAGCATCAACTCTCAATTTATTTTTTGCTATTTTGGTTAGCTTGATTGTAATCGTATCGTTAGTGATTACAATGCTGTCTTTGAAGTCTATATTAACAGAATCACGTAGGCGCACAGAGTTAGTCCACAGCGTATCAAACTTGTAGACGATACGTGTGTCGATAATATCTGGATCCTTCTGAATGGCTTTTCGCATATGCCACTCAGCAGAACAGCTACTGATTAGCCCAATCAGAATAAGGGATGTAATAAGTCTTACCATTGGAGTTTCTTTTTGCTACTAGTATTTCTTTTTCATCTTCCCTACCACGCACAATTCCAACGTGAACCCAAGCTGGATTTCCGTGTTTATCTGGGTGTTCAAGAATCAACTCAGTAAATGGTAAGTTGTCCTTAATGTAGTGAAAGATGTCTCTATTAGGAATCGAATTTCTTCCATCCATATCAACGTCAGCAGCCGCTGCCTTAACGTGAAATGAAGTAGGTGATCCTTTTATTGCCTTGTTAAGCTTAGGAGACCTATACCAAGAAGATATATATATAGCAGTATTGAATCTCTCTCTAACTGGATCGAGTATCATTTTAGCAAGATACTCTGCATTGGCTTTTGCCTCAGCAGTCAACTTGTTGGAGATGCCCAGTCGTTTTGCGTCGTGAGAGTTCTCAACTTCTGATTGTTTAAAATACTTACTCTCCATCGTACTTTCTGTTTTTTCTTACCCCACCATCTGCGGAATCACGAAGGAACAACATAGTAAAACCACCAACGATAAAGACAGAGGCTTCTGTTAGTGATGCTCTCTCCATAAATACAAGTACAAAACAAGCTAATATCATAGCCAATCCAAGAACAGTTGTTTTCCAGTTCTTAAATATGCGCTCTATAAGCAAATTCATTTCTTCTGCTTAACGTCCCTGTGCCAACGCCACAGTGTATAGAAGAATGATATAGCCATAACAAACAAACCAGCAATCTGGTGAACCTGTGCCAATGTAAGTCCGCTAATTGTAAGTCCCCAGGAAGCGGCTATAGTTTCGGCGCTATCGTGTTTCATCGCTAGTCAGTTGTGTAGGTAATACTGCAAATATACATTATTCTCCTGTGAGAATCTTCAAGATGTCATCTTCTTGTTCCTCAGTAAGTTCGGGTCTTTTGCCCTGTCTCTGAGAAATAAGTTTAGACTGTTCTATAGCCTGCTTAGAGATACGCTCATCTTTTCGGTCCTCTTTCATCTGCTCAACCTGCTCAAGTTGCTGTGTTTTCTCCTGGTCTTGAATCTGTTGACCACCCATCTTAACTTGCTCTAACTGCATCTTTAGGTTGTACTCCATCTGCATCATCTGAGACTTAATCTGAGCCTCCATCTGCATACGTTGCATCTCCAGCTGAGACTTAACCTGCTCCAATTGAGCCTCTCCCTGAGAAGTTGCCTGTGCTGTCTGAATGTTAGCCTGTGCCTGCATCTGTGAGTTCTGGGCAGAAATCTCTTGTCTCTGTTTGATTCTCTTCTTGCGACGAACCACTAACAGCTTCTCTGCCTGATCAACGTCACGCAACTGGCGGATAGCAATAGCGTCCTCAAGGTCAATCTCACCAGTGCTAAGTGCTACCTGGATGTTCTGTTCCAAATACGCCTTGTCTTGGTCGTTCATTTCCGTAACCACACGCACACCGAAGTTGTACATAGGCAAGTCTCTGAACGAACTTAGCACCTGCATATTCTCCTTACCAATGGCGTTTTCATACGACTTATACAGCACGGAGTTTACAGGGATGATTTGAAGACATTTAACGATGTCTTCGCACACACGGCGGTAAAGTACCATAGAAGCATTAGTAATGTCGTAGATGGCGTTATTTGCAGCCTGCATAGCCTGCTGACGAACGCCCACCAACTGCTCTCCTTTTGGAGTAGATCCGTCCATTACTTCATTGATACCAGTAGCATCACGAATCATACGAAGAGCGTGGTTGTAGATACCAATCAATTCGTTGATATTTCTGATGCTGTTGTCCAGTGAGCGTACCGGAGGATTCTGAAAACTACCATCAACATTCTTGGAGCGATAGTAGAAGATACCAGTCTGCTCGTAGATGTCCTGAATGTCTAGTGGCTGTAATTCACCACCACGTCCAATCTGTACGTTCTCCAGTCCTTCAATGTCGACAAGCAATCCGTCAGGCTTAGCCTTAGCAATCGACTGCTGAATCTTCAGGTGCGTAATTTGCAACTGGTCAGCAAAGCCAATGACGCTAGACACCATAGACTTAGGAATCATTCTACGGATATTCGTAGCCACAACAGAATACGAGAAACGAGTTCTGCTCAAGTCGTGGATATTCTTTGGGATATTTTTCTTTAAACCGTAGTCAAAGATGTATTCTGTACCTACAATGTATCTACCTCCGTACAGGGTGGAGTTATTCATAAATACAGGCTCACGCTCATACACGCTCTGTGCAGGTGGTCTGTAGTTGTAGCCCTTGTAGTAGAATCCTTCGTTACCAAAGCGAGACTTCTTCTTCTCGAAGATAATTGGGTCTACGCTCATAAACTCAAAGTCCATCACCTCGATGGTGTACTCGTCGTATCCGTAGTTGTATGATGTCAGCGATGGGTCAAAGTGCATATCCATCAAGCGGTCTGCATTGTTGCCTAATTTGTTGGCAACAGTTTGAGCCATATTCTTATACTGGTCTTCGGTAAACTGGTCTCCAGCAATACGCTTCAATTCTTGAATTGACATACGCTGGATGTGGCCCATATACACACAGTCTGTGAAGTTAGGGTCGTCAGTAAAACTGTGGATAAAAAACGCAGGGTCTACGTACTTCTCTGAGATTCCGTAGTTAGGATCGTTTTCACGTTTAGTGACAGCCATACCTAGCGTCACCAAGTCCTCTACATTCCGTCTGTAGATACGCTCGTTAAAGTCGTTCCAAGACAGAGTCAATCTTGTTGCAATCTGTGCGGCAATCTCTGCCGATGTTTTAATAGAAGATTCCAAGAAAATTTCTGCTTCCTCGGTAGTGTCTGGTATTGCATTCGGATCAAATCCAACATCAAGCCCAGAGTCCTTAGCCTGCTGGAACATTTGTTTGTTCTCGATGCGAAACCTAATCTTCGCTTTTTCTTTATCTTTTTCAGTTTGGGAAATTGGGTCGATAGCATCTACGTTCGGGTATGGTTCCGTGGACAGAATCTTGTTTACAACAACCTTCACAAACTTTGGGACAATAGGTACCGGAGTCCAGTCCAAAGACATAAGAGCACCGTCTCCATTGTTAGGATCCAGAGACGTTAGAATCTGTTTGTAGATATTGGTATCTTGCGTACCATTTGCGTAGTCTCTATTGATCTGGAATTGCTTCCAGCGTCTGTTATATAGAGACCCAGTTGTTTCGGTACCTCCCCATTGAGCATATACGCCTTTCGCATATTTCAAGCCATATTCTTTCGATACCTTTGTCGTATGTGCCGCCAAAGGGTCAGGAAAGCCCAGACCTGAACTCAACATTGCATCATCTGCCATAGAATGTTGTGTCTTAATATATCCTACAAATGTAGGAATTATCTACTTAGGTCCTTTCCTTTGCGGAAGAACACTTTATTTGAGAAATCTGCCTTCTTAACTTGCTTGACAACCTTCTGAGATCCTAGCAGCGCAAGACCTGCACTGATGGTCAAGTCATACTTGGTTCTGTCGTCAATCTTGAAATTAATCCAGTCCTCTAACGTCCTGTTAAAGTACATCTTACCGTATTCTCCGGTATCATTATTTATACCTACGTGCTCGTGGATATATGCCTCAATGGACTGTGCGTGTGCTTGGATTACGTCTTGAGAGTTTGAAGGAATACCCTTTGACTTTACCGTTACGTGGTTTGTAGAACCGCCGAGGTGTTCTGGCCTATCCATAACGTAACCATCATAACCTCTTGATTCAAAGTATCTTACGATTCCGTATTTGTTGTTTTCTATCAGAAGTGGGAATCCGTAGAACGATGCAGCCATCAGCACATCCTCGTAGAAGATGCGAGCAAGTGGTGGGCGAGATGCGTACTCCGCAACGAACATATTGCTGGGGTACTTCATATTAAACTTCAAGTACATATGACACGCCCCCTTAGAGGACCGTCCATCCACAGTTGCGTCTAGGTCATAGGAGTCAACTCCTCCGCAGCCGTACATATGGTTTGGAGCAACACGCTTCCCGTTCTCTATCTTTGATATATTTCTGTCTTCAGGATTCGGCATCCAGGTAATTCTCCACCTTCCGTCTGCCTCCGGTTTGAATAGAACCTTTGTATCTGCTACGCCATTCTCCCAGTAGAAGTTCCCTTGTACAATCGGATTTGGGAATAGCTCGTCGTTGTACTGAATCTGTTCGTATATATTCCCGATGTTGAACAGACTAGCCTTGGTGGAATCTCGGAAGGCTTCATCCTCGGTAAATGGAAACTGGCGGATAACTTCGTTTAGTTCGTAGCTATCGCTTGTCAGCGCTTTTCTCTCGTTCTTCAAGAAAGTACGTGCACCTATATTTATGACATCTCCGTCAATACCAATGATTGGTTTCTCTGGATCTTCTACAATTGGGTTTCCGTACTTGTCAAAGAACCCTTCCAGAGCATCGTATGCGGGGATAAAGATTCTGTATAGGCCAGACTTGGTCCGATCATTCTCGTTCCTGTCTGATGGGTCTGAGTTGTAGTATAAGTCTCTGTACTGACGACCACCCTGATCCAGTGGATTTACTGTAGAACCGACAAGAGCTTTTCCAATAATTTTACGACCAACAAGGAGACAGGTTCTATGGATACGCCAAGACTCACGAATGTCTGTGGGCTTGATCCATTTACCAGCCTCGTCAAGAAATAGAATGTGTGTCTTAGATCCATCATATGCGTTGTTTGTGGTGTTTTTCCAGTTAATGATAGTATCTAGTGCCTCGCCCCTACTGGATGTCTTATTTGCCTTCGTAATGCGTTTAGCGGGCTCTCTGAATGCTAACTCTACACGTGGGTTCGTGGTACCGTCCTGAATAGGTTTAAAGAAGAATGGATAAGAACGGAAGATAGGTATCACTTTCGACATAAAAACTGCCTCCTGTGCGTCGGTACCAGTCTTGCTCATAATACCCAACAGCTTATCTTTCACACGGGTTCCCTCGTCTGCTATGATGCTGCTCGCCATATTTGTATATCCAGAACGACGACATTTCACGTAAACTTGCCCCATACTTCGTGGGTCTACCTTACACGCCTCGTAGTGTATGAACAGCCTACGCTGAAACTCAAGGTACATAGGGTATCCGATGTCAATCTTACTCCACTGCAAGAACATATAGTGGTGTCCAGTGATGTACGTAGGTACACCATTGTTCATAAACCATACTCCATTCTTTCTGCGTTCAAATTCAACTTCGATGTATGGGCGAAACTTGGACTGAAACTCACGTGGGGTCTCGTACCAGTCGTCCATAGACTTGATGGACATCAGCTCCTTTGGCAATTCTATATGTTGCCAGTGCTGGTCTTTTTTAGGCATTTTTGAGAACAGAATGTCCTCGCTCCTAGGCTGTTTAGGCAATTGGATTAAAAGTCCAGACAGTTCTATAACTTCTCCCTCGGTATTGTCGGGACATATCTTAATTACGGTATCTGTCTGCTGGGCACCATCAACCATTCTGGTGACTACGTCAAGGCCAGCCATTACTTAGCCATCTTTTCTGCAAACCCGCCACGGAAGTCACGCTCTTCAATCTGCTCCTCGTTTTCCGACAAGGAACGGATCAATTCCTCAAGCTTCTGACGCTCTTGGATAAGTTCACGTGCATCTATTACCGACTGCTTGATTGCAGACAATTCAGCTTTTCGTGCAGAGCCTGTCAACTCAGGGTCAACTGGTTTCTTGATTTCTTCAATGAGGCCATCAATAGCCTGTTCCATAGATGTCAACAGCCTCTTCGCCGCATCAACGGTTGTATACTTCGAGGTAGTTTTCATCTGCAACAAAGATTAAATGTTCAAACATCATTCTCCAGACCTTCTTACCGTCTACGACCATTTCGTAGTCAGCGTTCTTCTCGAAGAATACAATGTCACCTTTCTTAACTCCACGCTCATTTAGGTAGGCTGAGTCGCACCAAATCTTACCGAATCTGTTCAGTGGCTTCTCGGTCTCAATGAGTTCAATAATGTCACTCTTGAGCTTAGGCTGTTCGACTTCCTCAACGAATACCCAGTCGGTCATCATATGAATCTCTCCAGTTTCCTTGCTCTTGTATGCATAGCACTGCGTACCGAATCCTCCAGTCTCGCTGTAGCCAACCTTGTATAGGTGCTCTTTTGGATCTATACACTGAGCTCCGCCGTAATCCATTACGTGGTGATGAATAAACAAAAGGTCTCCAACCTTAGCACCAGTGTTATGCTTCAGTGGAATACCAGTAATCTCTGCATAGTGGATTCTATGTTCAAACTCGTTAAACTTCGAGTCTAAATAAAGTTCTTGTCCGCCAATGTTTACCGTGTCTTTTACACGCTTAGGCAGATACACGATGAAATCGTATAGTGGATTCATAATAAATTAAATTAGTGTTGTAACTTAAAAGTTACAGTCGTTTTCAATAATTACAGGCATACCTTCTACACGCTTCCACAGTAGGTTTGACCCATCTTCGGATTCAATGTAGATTAAGTAGTTTTTCTCTGAGGTCTTGTGGTAATGTCTTTCGTCAAGTACAATTGCAGAGACGTTACCCATACCAGCTTTCTGTCCAACGAAGTAGGCCATAGCCTTCATAGGATCATTTCCAATTACAATTTTTCTAATAATTTCCATAGTTAATTAATTTCGTCATCGTTATTATTAATCATATCGATGAAGTTAGAATAGTCAGTATTGCGTTTTTCGTAGTTAAGCTTAAGCATTGAAAGTGCGAACTCAAGTTCATCTTCACCCTCGACAAAGAAGTTTGAGCCCTGTGAAACAGTATCCTCCTCATCGTTGAATACACATACTCCGCCAACTACAATTGTATCTCTTTCAAGTCCTAGTTCTTCAATCTTCTTATTTAATTCATCCATCTGTTCTCCGTAGAAAACTAGCAGTTCTGCTGTTTTTTCTTTTAATTTCATATTGGTGTATTAAACGTATGAGCCAATTAACTTAACATCTGCTCTAAAGTTTGCGACCTCTCCAGATCCGTTGTTGATGGTAAATGTAAGTACACCAGCTCCAGTCGTATACCACCTGAATGAAAACCCTCCAGCTCCTGATGACAGATTCCAACCAATCCCTTCGTAGTAGTATATATTCTCAGAACCAGGGAACCCAGTAAAACCTACACTGTCAAAGAACGTAGCAACTCTTCCAGTTCTAAACTTTGAATGTGAGTTGTTATAGAGTGTGTACTCGATAATAGCACCTTTGTAGAACGCAGATCCATTATTGATAGTAAGCATTGTCTGTGTACCTGCTCCAGTCGCAGACGTAAATGATAGAGCTAGATTCTGCACTTCCGCTTCTCCGCTAAAGTTCTGTGATCCTGATGTCTTATAGATAGTCGCTGAGAAGGATGATGATTCTTTTACCACACTTATGATTCCAGAGAATCTCAATGTACGTGCTCCAGCATTCCCACTTAGTGACAAATCTGCACTACCCGCAAATGCTCCAGCGTTGTTAAACTGGATATTACCCTGTGATCCACCAGGATTATTTGCTACCTGTGTGCTGATGTAGTTAGTTAATGCAGAAGTACTATAGTATCCAAATTCAGCAGTTAGCTCATCGAACACTAGGATCAATGGGTTATCAGCTGGGTCTAACGCACCAGCGGGCCACGTGTTACCTGGATCCAGAGAGAATGTTCCAGAGGCTGAGTCGTATGCGACAGGAGAAACAGCTGTAAACACAGGGTCTTCAGATAAGTATGCTCTCAGCGACTCAATTGTAATACCCTTGTACTGCGTTGTAGAGGTATCGTAAATCAACAATCCATCGTTTGGTGAAATAGTGTCAGCAGTAAGCTGTACCAATACACCAGTTGACAGTAAACCAACTACGTTTGAGGTATAGTAAACAGGAGATGCTGCTGTGAAGATGGCATTGGACGAGAAGGCGTTAGCCCCAAGTTCTCTTCTTACCAACTTATTAGTACCATCGATGAAGATACCAGTAAGTTCTGCGTTATCCTCAGATGGAGCAGTAGTGAAGTACTGGTCTCCGTTCACTTCAATGGAAGTGGTGCCCAGCTTAAGAGCAGAGTCGTTGCCAAGACCATCCTCAATAGTCTGTCGAGTAGATGATAAAGTAGATGTTTCGGTTTTCAGTAGTTGTGAATACCCATCTTTAACCTTTACAGAAGTTAAACTTGCCATTATGTCTTATTTTTGTACAAATATAGCAATTAAGTATATGAAAAAGAAAACGAAGCGGCAACACCCAAGCCGCAAGTACCGTGAGTTCTCCAAACACAAGGAGGAATTGGTAGGCGACAACTACGCCAAGAACGTCAGAAACGTACTCTTAGACTTCCGTGACGACAGGAATATGTCTCCTGAGCTGACAATGTTCCTACTCTGGGCGTATGAATACGAGTTCTTCACGATGGATTACCTAGACAAGCGATGTGGCATAGCAAAGACAAGTTGGGCAACCACTATGCGACCCGTCTTATACAAGTATGGCCTGCTGATGACGATGTATAGCAAGCAGTCTGAAGGTGTCTCTATGGAAAAGATGATGATGCGTAACGAAAGCGACCCATCCTACCGCAATAGGTATGCGCTAACTCAGAAGGCAAAGCTGTATGTACAGGAATTTTACCGCAAACTGGACGGTAGAGAGACTATCAAGCGCAAAAACTTCTGGGTTTCACGTGGTGCACTGATAGATCCACAGCGATAAAGAGCCTTATAGTGCACATATACGTGCGCTTATGGTCCTTTTAAGCCTCATTATGTACCCGGAAGGGTGTTAATGGAGGATATATGCATCATTACATACCCGAAAGGGTATTAATGGTGTTTTTAACCTACTTTTTAGCCTTTGCTTTTCTGTAATCGTCAAACATCTTTCTGTTCTCAGGCTTGTTAACCCAGGTGGTGAAGTCTTTGCGTGGCATAGCTCTATTCGTACCATCGAGGTCTAACAATACTGTTCCCTTCTGGGTATCGTACTTGATGTCTCTAATTGCGGATGGTAACTTTACAGTCTTCTGCACCTTTATGGATGGCTTTGGCATAGTTAGCTCCTTCGGGGCAATGTTTACCTTTTCATTTTTTTTATACTCTACGTGCCGTACCGGTTTTTTAAAATGTCCAAAATAATTTAATTTTGTCTTTGGATCATACTCTACTAGATTAGGAACTAAACCAGTTTTTTCATCTTTCCAAAATATCTTTTCATCTAATGTTAAAGGTCTAGTTCTAGTTCCTGGTCTAAAAGTTTGGGGAAGTAATGTTCTTACATACGAGCTATCTTGATAAGCTTTTAGCCAAGAGTGATTAGGATCAGTTACATAGATAGTATCTCTTGCTGGAGTAGCTTTCTTAGGTGGATCTACTGGTTTCTTTATAGCCTTCATTTCTTTCCTCTGTTACGTGCTCTATTTCTGGAGGCGGCCTCCATTACTAACTTACCTGTCTTAGTATGTGAGGCATCTAGGCCATCACCATTCCCGTAGGTTCCCTTCTCTCTGTTAAACTTGTTCAGCAGTGAGCGATACTTCTTACGCTCCTCTGACTTGTTGTACTTACGCTGGTACTCTCTGCGCTTTTCAGCGGCTTCTGGGTTCTCCTCGTAGTACTTGGAGGTCTTACTTACTTTCACGTTTAATCTTTTTTTCCTGTTCAAGCATCTGTTCAGTTGGCTTACGCCCAGAACCCTTGTTTGCACGGATATTGTCCCACAAGCCACGCTTGGAGTAGGAACCGTCTTTACGTTTGATCAGTTTCATTCTTCCTCGTAGTAACAAGCCTTCACCTTAAAGTGAGTAGGCTGTTCAGCCTTTGCTTTGATGGCTGCCTGTACTTGCTTTACAGCTTCTTCCAAGGACATAGCCTTCACCTCTACCTCAGAGCCAGACTCCATCTCGCCTCCACCATTATACTTCTTGACCATCCCGCCACCGCCGTACATCTTTGTCTTCTTACACTTCATCGTTTTAGTTTTTTAACGAGCATTTTTGCCCTGTTCTTCATATCCTTAGATTTTTTCATATACGGATAGTCAGACAATCTTTCTGCAAATTTAACATATTCTGCTGCTTCAGGTTCTCCTGGCATAACTTTCCTGTAGATTTCTGAGTATCCAGCTTCTGGGATTACGTAATTATCAACCATTCTCTTGAATCTGCTAACCTCAGCAGGAGTGGTACTCTTCTTTACAGTACCCTTTTCAGGCATAGGTGGATTCTTCAGTCCCTTATTGATCTTCATCGTTTCTTAGCATTTAGTCTTTCCAGGCGCTTCATAGCATATCCGAATGCCTTCTGCGAATTTACTTCTTTTGCTGTTGCGTATGTTTCACGCTTACCGAATGTACGATCCTTTAGGGCCTGCTCACGTAGTGAAGCATTAGAGGCTGTTCCTCTACGCACATTACGGATGTCTTGGTTCAGTGCCTTCTTACTAGTCTTGTAGTTGTACTTCTCACCACCAGACTTGTAGGATATATCTGCCCCTTTCTTGCATTTAGGGTCTTCTCCGACCATACAAGTAGAGGTAGACTGATCTCCTGAGTTCTTTCTATCCTTGTATACAGCCTTCATTGACTGGCTAATATCAGCCTTCTTCTTTGAAGACTTGAGGTTACTCTCGTCAACCTTAGCAATGGTCTTCCTTAACTGAGACTCACGCTTAAGACGCTCACCACGGAACTTGTCGTATACCTGACCAGAGTAGATGTTGTCATTACCACCCATACGCAGGGTCGTGCTCTCCTTCTCGGTGGGTGCTACCTTACTCCAGTTCTTGTCTTGCTGTAAAGTCTCCCGAACAGCATCCATATTAGGAGTTGTAAGCTGTTGCTTAGCCTGCTTACGTGTCATACCTTTCTTAGCGAGCAGGTAGGATATACCTTTTGTCTTTGGCTGACTCATTTCTTCATACGGCTGTTATAGTCCCTACGTGTTCTATACTCGTAAGAAACTAAATCATTAAATGTTCTACGTGTGTTGAGTTGCTTTTTTCCTTCTACTGCTCTTTCTGCAAGGAACTTCTCTTGAGGAGATGCATTTGAAGCTGTTCCCCTACGTACTACCTTGATGTCCTTACGCTCTTGCTGACGTGCCTCCTTGGAACGCAACTTAGTTGGAGCCTCGTAGTGCAGGTACTTATTCCCACCAGGACCCTGTCTCCACTCCATAACCATAGGTTTACGAGCATTGATACGCTCCTCTTGGAATCCTTTAAAGTCTTTAATAGAACTGCCAGTAGGTCTCTCCACAGCAGTGCCACGCTTGGTCTTCATCTGTGCCAACTTAGCCTCGTCTGGAGCACGAAGCATATCCAGAGCCTCACCACGAGATACACCTTTCTTAGCAAGTGCGTACCTCAAGCCAGACACCTTGGGAGTCTTGATCGTCTTCATAGGACAAATATACAGAATATAGAGTCATAGATAAAATCTATAATACATACCTACATTATAGAGATTAACATTTGGAAATGTCATTTATTTCCTGTAACTTTGCTTACACAAGTGAGCACGTAAGGAGGCAAACAGTGAACACGCTTCCCAATTCTAACGCTTTAGTGCAGCGTAGGGCTTCACAAAAGCCCCTTAGCTAAACGACACAACAAAAGATTTACTGCTCACACGCAAAGGAGGTCTTGGGGATGCTGTACAATGACCCCAACAGGGCATATCAGCCATTTATCAACAGATTCATACACGTAATTCGGAAACATTCCGAGTTGCTTCCCAAAACTTGACAGATTCAATAAGGTACATTTTGTGGAACATATGAGGGGGGGGGGTATCTTTTGATTTGGGGAGTTAGAAAATAGTACCCAGGGGATAATATATATGTTTCTATAACTACGCACCGATACCCGAAACGGATTCCTGAACCCAACCCCCCTGCGCACGTACGTTTTTCCTGCAGGATTTTGGCGTTTTTGACCGGGCTAGTGGAGAGGGCTGAACTAAGTAGTATGCGTGTGGGGAATTGAGGTAAAAAGGAAGGGGACAATCTCCTCCCATACCTTGCCCATACCTATACACATTACTTACCTACCTTGTTAAGCAAAGTACTTTGCGGTGCCTGTATGGTGCCTGCAAAGGTCCTGATGGTGGCTGCAAAGGTCCTGATATTGCCCTGCTGTAAACTTTTTTTGCATCCGTAAACCCTTGATTTCATTGGGCTTTCCAAGTTATTTGCGATATTCCGTAAAAATAATTCTTGCTAATTCAGATTAGTGCCGTATGTTTGCAATGTCAAACAACAACAACTAATCCAAACAACCACGTTATGAAACTAGTTACCACACGCAGCGAAGCAGGCCGTTACATCGTTTCCGCAGCCCACAATGGAGTCATCCGCTTCTTTGAAATCTGCAAGGACTACAACACTGAAACAGGCGAGTACTTCGGCAAGTATTGGTACATCTACGAAACGACCAACGACCAATACGAATGGTGGGCAGGGCATTGGTGGACTAAGGCCGAGGCTGTCAAGTTCCTGAAGCGAGACCTGCAAACATACCAAGGTTAACTGATGAGGCTTAAGTAGCCGAAACGGGCGAAAGCCCGTCTTAACCAAGAAACCCTAAACAACCACGTTATGAAACTAATCTTTGCACAGCACGACACTTGCTTCTACGTATCTGACAACAACGGCAAGCCGATGTACATCCGCCAAGGCGGTGATGACAGGGCGCACAACGGAGGGTTCACCACCTACGCTACCTTGGGCAATCTCATCAAGGCTGCACAGCGATTTGAGCAGAAGGTAGGCTACGCTCCAACCAAAGGTTAACTAACTTAAACCAAAACTTTAACACTTAAACTCAAGCAAAATGGAAAACTTAGCAGCAACGATTCACCTAGTCACCTTGGAGCAAGGTGGTGGAACTTTTGACCAAGAAGGTAACGCACCTAAGACGGGCTGTATGGTAGGAATCGCAGGACAGGGAACCACTATACCTGTGGAGTCCTTCAGTCCCGCCAACATTGAGGAATTTATCGGCACCTTCAAGTCAAAGTATGCAGGCCAGGCAGATATGCACCTCGGTACCTGGGTTGAGAACGGCATCGTTTACATTGACGTTGCAAAGTGGATGCCCGAACAGCATAAGGAGCAGGCCGTCCAGTTAGCACGTGAGACAGGAGAGAAAGCCATCTTCATTTTGTCAACCCTTGAAACCCTTTACGTGTAATGAAAGCAAGTACCATCACGCACAACGGCAAGACCTTCTACTTTGCCTACGCACAATGGCCTGCACGTTTCCTAAAATCTTGGGCACTACTTGACAGCCCTGAACTAAATGTAAACGCAAGTACCAAATACTTCAGCAGCAAAAAATTACTCATCCAATTCATTCAAAATAATTTCTAATCTCAAACAAATGGCGACAAAAACATTCAAGTCCGAGTACCACCGGAACGGATCAATCAAGGCAACAACCAATAAAAATAAAGTTACCTTTCTAATTTGTGACAACGACTATTCATTTGATACGACAAATAGCGAGCATTGGAAGAAAATGGACTGGCTTTTATTTGAAAACACGAGCAGTTACTATACGGAACAGATACTAAATTGGGTAAAGAGTAAAACAAACAATTAACTTAAAATTCAAACAAAATGAAAAAGTCAACTCTAATCATCATCCTGCTGCAGATTGCAGTCCTTTGGGGAACAGCAGCAGCAGTACAGGCATCCAATTTCCCTGTAGGTATTGCCGGAATCGTAGCAATTATCTTCCTGCAACTCGTTCATCTTCAAGTAGATGAAATCAATTCTAAAAAAAGTTTGTGAAAACTTGCACAGGTCAGAATCAGTAACTAAATTTGAAATCTCAATCAAACACAAATTATGAACAAGACAAACAACCACCAAAATTCATACGGAGTATTTTGTATGACCGACCGAATGTTAGCGAGAGGGTACAAGATTGACTGCCTAGATATATTTTGGGGCGATGCTCAGGTTGAGTACGAAAAATTCCTTAATAGTGAATTTAATGTAGACACCAAGAGCGAACTTGACTGCATTGATGACTATTTTTTTAACAAGTAATTCACAAACAAAATGAAACACATCCCCCAACAAATCATCGTACCTGTGTACTACTTTATTGATGAAGATAAAAAGGTACACTTTGACATTGAGCAAATCACTGAATTTTTCCAAAACGAATTAACCGATATAATGTCCACTTACAAATAATTCAAAACAACTAACCAATAAAAAAACAAAACAATGGAATTACTAAAAAAAGAAGAGGTAAATGTTATAGAGAATACCTATACCCTCCAAGATAAAACAAGTGTATTTTACTACAAAGAGTTTATTAACTCAAAAGGTAAGGTGGTGGATTCATTTCTAAGAGACAAAGATGGATTTGAAATAGACGATCCCAGTTTACTAGAAAATGTACAAGAGTTTATTGATAGCTTGGACTTGATAATTGGTACTTTCACAATAAATAAAAAATAAGAGCAATGGAAAACACAAAAAAGTACGCAGACCTGTCTGTGTTAAAATGGTCAGCAGGAGATTTTGATTGTCACGTGGAGATGGCGTTTCACGACGATGAAATCAGCCCTGAAACTGCTCAGGAATTGATGGCGATGACAGAGCAAGAAAAGATTGAGTTCATTGAGGAGGCCATCGTCTACGGCATACAAGACCACTTGATGGAGGTTATCCACCAAGCAATCCGTGAAAAAGTAACTGAAATTTATTAACAAAATGGCTAATAATTGTTGGAACCACGTCTACATTAGTAGTAGTAAAGAAGTTATTGACAGCCTGTACGAGCAGTTCAATAACAGGGACAAATCAGAGTCCTTCGCAAAGTTCGCAGGTAAGTTTTTTCACGAGAAAGACATCCCCAAGAGCGAAGATTATGGCTCCAAGTGGTGGGAATTTTGGTTGGAGCGTAACGAAGATAACTCAATGATAGTCCTTGGCGATAGTGCTTGGTGCCCACCGCACAAGTTCCTTCAGATGCTTTCTGACCACTACCCTGTAAAGATAACCGCAGAGTACGAAGAGCAAGGTCAGGACTTCGCAGGAGTTACTGACTACGAGCAGGGAGTTATGACTGACGAGTGCTACACCTACCTTGAGTGGTTGTGGGTCTCCGGACAGGAAAGGTTTTGGGACGAGTTAGAATACTACGTTGAGCAATGCGAGAATTTTGCAGAGTTCAAGACGCAATACCTTGACAGGTTCTACACGAAATTGACCAAGGTGGAATTGAAAGAAATTAAAGAAGGCTATAACCTAGAATTAAACAACCAATGAAAGCAAAACTTTACGGAAAGGTCTGCTCCATTACCGGACAACCTATGAACGAGGGATGGTACTGCCCCGACCTAGCAATGTACTTTAAGCACGAGCACCACGCAATTATGTTTGCTCAGGCTCACACATACATTGACCTGCAATGTGCAATTGATGATTGGTTCCTGCAGGAATACAAGGCACCGAAAGCACCTGAGTTACTAGGTGCAGCAGTTATCAACGGAATTACCTACGAAGTTTCAATATATAACAACAACTAAAATGGGACGTTCAGTAAATTACCTAACAAACGCAGAAGCAGTTTACTTCCACCAACTTGAAGAGGAAGAAATACAGGACTTTGACCTGCTAATTGAAGACATCCAAGAACACGTTATCTACCAATACTCTAAGTTTGAGGCTGTTGACGAGTGGGAAGACCGGGACGTTAATATCATCCTACGGAGTGACTTAGTTGATATTGCTCTGTCCGAGTACTGCGGAGTTATCAGCCTGTCAGTACGCACCTTGGAAGATGCTGACCAAGCCAAGGCATCAACTTGGATTGAGCATTTCTTCAAACGGGCAATCGCACCTTGGGCGAAGGCTCGGAAGATAGGTACATTCAGTAACGGAGAGTCCGTATACGAAGAAATCTAATGAAGGCAAACCACCTAATTCAGAAGGCACGATTGAAACTGCTGTTGGACGAGATGCACGTCTCCGATATACTTGACGTGCTCTCAGTCCACCCGCTAACCGAAGTGCTCTTAGAAACGCTTAAAATACGCTTAAATGACACCAACGATAACTAAGCAGGAGGCTGTCAACTTATATGACCAAACCTGCTCAATGCTTTCCCTCCGGAGGCAGATAGATGAAAACATAATGGAGGAGATGCTAGCAATACCGGAGGAAGTCAAGGTGCTAGTAGTTGAATCCTGCATTGACCGCTGTAAAATTACTTTAACCCACATCATTGAAAATTATGTTTATGAGCGTCTTCTCACCACCGCCCACGCCCTATAGACAGGGCAAACTTTCCGGAATCCGGAACGCATCAAAAATTCTAGCAAACCGCCTAGCATTACTGCACACTTCGTTCATTGACACCAACCTAAAGACACCACTTGAAGGCTATGCATTACCTACAGGTAAGCAGTTGTCAGCAAACGTTGGGAGGATGACTCCTGACCGAATCCAGGAGTGGATGCAGGGTCAGTTTCCGATCGGACGTGGCTACTACTTCGGTGGTTTTGTCCGTGATGGAAGCGTAACGATTGACGTTTTTGAATACTTTGACACCCTTGAAGATGCCCTATATGTAGCATCAATCACAGGAGCAAAGTACGTCCTGAGCATTCACGAAAATACTAAAATGGAAATCCTATGAACATCTACATCCTGCATTTCAAGCGCACCGAAAGGTTCGGTTCAGAAGGTACTAGGGAAATCTTCCACAAACACACCAATAAGTGGGAGTTACATCTTGACTACCATAAACAGCGAGAGAATCCACGGAATCATTCATTTAAAGTTGAAGAATTATGTATCGCTACAACAAACAAACATTGACCTTTGAGAAAGTGAGTATGGCTAAGAAGAATCTCCTCTTCACAATCATAACTCTTTCTTCCGTCGGAATTGCGTTAACAGCGCACACGTCTGTACGTGCCTACGAAAACATTATGAACGTAGACGTAACGCATAATAATTTCACCGAGGAACGCCTGATTGACAAGTTAAAAGAACTTAACATCCGGTTCCCGCACATCGCACTTGCACAGGCTAAAATTGAGTCAAGTGACTTCAGTTCTCCAATCTTTAAAGAGAATAATAATCTGTTCGGTATGAAGCAGGCTAGGGTCAGAATCAATACAGCAATCGGGACGAACCGGAGCCACGCAGAGTACGCCACTTGGGAGGACAGCGTTATTGACTACGCCCTGTGGTGCGCCACCTACGCCAACAAGTGCAAGACCGAGGAGCAGTTCTACAACCTGCTGTCAGAGTACGCAGAGGCAGGACACTACGAGGAAGCCCTGAGAAACATCATTGAAAAACAAAACCTAAAAGACAAATTCTAATGGACACACCAATTGAAAAGTTGATCAGAACCATCAACGAATACCCGCACATTACACGTGAGGAAATACTGCACGAAGCAAAGCAACTCAGGGGTATGCAACGTCAGTTGATAGAGGACGTATGGGACTACGGCAAAGAGCAAGTATGCCCACGCAGGAGAGGTGACCCACAACCCTGTGAATCAGGTGATGATTTCCACTCAAATATATTTGTATATGACCTGTAATGTTTGGTAATTCAGTAAGTTATTCGTATTTTTACATCTCAAACTAATTCAAAATGCCCAGAGAAACAAAACGACGACGAATCCTCATTAACCTACGTGGGGACGTCAAAGAGCAGGAGGCTATAGAGGCTGTTGCTGAAGTGGTGCGCCAAGGTAAGCGGTGCATCGGAGCCAAGAACAAAGTACACTACAACTGGGTGACTGAGTTTAACAACGGAGTCATAGTTTATGTTAACCCAAAGTACTGGTCTAACTCAGATACCTTCTTGGTAGAGAAACCTAACGGAGATGACAAGAAAGAAGGATACCCGATTCTTTGGGATGACACCAAAGAAGAAGCAAGCGTTAGCAGCGTTAATTGACGTAGGTAGGCTGTTCCTATTCGTATGGATAACATTCAAACTAATTGGCCTGATATGATACTACTTAACCAAGCCGTAAACCAAGGTGTAGTCATCTTGATTGAGTTCTACGCAGATGGACTACCATACGCAGTTACCTACAAGGTAGAGAGAACTGAAGATAGCGTTCACCTTGACTGCATAGGTACAGGTGACGAGTTGAATACCTACTGGGTGGACATTTGCACTATGCGATTGCCGTTCATCACAGAGGTTGACGTCCTGATCCGATCAGAACAGGATAGTAAGATACTGGACAAGAGTTGGTTAGGTAACGTTAAGTTGAGCATCTCTCCAAGAAACCATCACATTGACGTACAAACATACGAGTTATGAAGGTATTAGAGAAGTCCATTAAAGTATTTGTACTAATATGGATACTTACAAACACATTATCAATCTTTATCTTTTAACAATTATTTAACATTAAAACCTTGATTATGTCCTCGTTGTCTTGTATCTTCGCAAAGTATTTGCACGTTTACAGCGTAGCGTAGGGCTCCCAAAGCCCCCTAGCGCAGCAAAGAGTGGACGTAGCGCCAAGTATATTCTAAATTCATTCATTAACTTCAATTCATTTCAATTATGGCTACAACCAAAGCCCCAGCACAGCCTGACAATCAGGCACTTGTGCACAGAATAATCGCAGTTCAAAGCGAACTGAAGGCTCCAAAAGGGCAGTACAACAGTTTCGGCAAGTACGCTTACCGCAATGCAGAAGACATCCTTGAGGCTGTCAAACCACTGCTGACAAAGAATGGCTTGTCTATGAACATCTCGGACAGCGTACACGAAGTTGCTGGTATGATTTACGTTCAGGCAGAAGTTCGGGTGACTGACGGAATTGAGTCTGCTGTTGTTACTGCACAGGCAGGTATTGACCCATCTCGTAAGGGTATGGACATCGCACAATCTTTCGGTGCATCTTCATCTTATGCACGAAAATATGCCCTCAACGGGATGTTCTTGATTGACGACACGAAAGATGCCGATGCTACAAACACGCACGGCAAGACTGAACAGCCTAAAGCAGCAGCGCCTGTTGGCGGATCAGACACGTTCCAACAGGCTGTTGACTACATCAAGGGGTCATCTGACAAGGCGAAGGCATACAGCGCCATCGTTGGTAAGTACGGAAGTCAGTTCAGCGAGAAGCAGATTGAGGCACTTAAGAAGTTTGTAGGGTAATGGATTTAGCGATCCGACTACAAGAGGTGACGGGTAAAGATTACTTTACCTACACCTCCCTCAAGTACGCTATGCAGGACGTGCGTCTGTTTGAGATGTACTGCCGAGGTCAACTGAGCAAGGACTCCGATGCGTTAACATTCGGAAGTCTGTACGACACGATGCTGTTTGAGAAAGATGCAGTCAATGAAAGATTTATTGTACTGGATGACGCAGAAATCGTTTCTAAGATCGGTGGTGCAAGCCCACGTGCTACCAAGGCTTACAAGGATTGGAAGCAGATGTATGTTGCTAATTCAAGTAACAGGCGTATTGTGTCTGCCGATGATTTTGACAAGGCTGTTCAGATGATTAACAGATTAGAGGAGACAGGTATTGTAGAAGCCTATTTGAAGGGTGAATACCAGAAGGAACTTGCTGGATTTATTGGAGACGTTCCTGTGCGTGGTTTTCTTGACTGCCTAGGTAATGGATACGTCTCTGATTCCAAGTCAACACGAGCAATCTCCGGATTCCGTAGGGACATCTTCAGTTTCGGTTACGACATCCAAGCGTACATCTACTCAGAACTCGCAGGTATCCGTGAGTACTACTGGGTAGCGCAGGATACGAGTTATCCGTTCACGCCTAAGATCTTCAAGGCATCAGAGCGTACACTGGACGGTGGACGTACCAAGTTTGAGAAGGCTGTCAACAACGTGCAGGAGTTCTTATTCTCCGACAAGTCTGCTGATTTATTCTACGACATAGAAGAAGTTTAACATTAAATTAACATAGTAACCAATTCATTATCATAACTTTGAATCATTAACAACAACAATTATGGAAAACAACAAAACCTACACGTCAGACATCATCGGATTCACCGAGCCTGGCAAATTTGGAGGATACCGAGTATCTTTCAAGATTGAGCAACTGGAAGAGTTGAAGAAGTACGCCAACGCAAAAGGCTACGTCAACTTGGACATCAAGGACACCAAGAGTGGTAAGTGTATCTGCACAGTGTACAACCCACGTGCTGCAGCAGCACAGCAGTCTGGTGGCGCACCTGTTCAATCTGCTCCTAAGCAGCCAACGTTAGTAGCAGACGATCTGCCGTTCTAATGTTTGAATCGCTGACAGCATTCCTGTCGCTTGAGTGGGGCTTGAGTATTGAAGGTACTCAGCCCCCTCACGTCAGGTTTAGAAGAATTGGAACTACGGATGTGTTCATACACGCAACGATGTACTCCGCAACCACACAAGGTGACAGACTAGTTTTTAAGAAGGCCCCAGAGATTGTGGGATTAGGACGTTACCCAATCGTTATGATCGTGAACAAGAGTGGAAGCAACGTGATTTTGTGCAAACCATCCCTGCTTGATAAGTTAGATACAGAGAACTCAATTGCTCTGAAAGATGTAGCAGACTTTATAGTCTGGAAGGCGGAGGTAGAACTCCAGAAGTAAATTCTATTGTTCTTT